CGTAGGAGACCTTGTCGATACTGCAGAGATGATGGGCATTGTAGAGCGTACAGGAGCCTGGTACATCCTCCCAGATGGGTCTAAGGTCCAGGGTAGAGAAGCATTTGTTAATCGTGTACGTGAAGATGTGGATCTTCAGGATAGTATTAAGGCAAAGGTTAATGGCGAAGTATAGCGTATATAATGGCAAGTTCAAGTGCCAGGTATGTGGCAAGGACGTAAGTTCTATCCGATCATACCCAGATACAAAAGAGCTAACCTGGATGTGTGCCGATAAGCATATGAGCACCGTATCCCTTAACACTAAAAAGACTAAGAAGGATTATGAGCGAGAAGAGTGAAAGCAAGAGGCTTGGGGCTAAGCAGCACAAGAACTCTGGCAGAGGAACACACAAGGGCGATGCCACTTGGGAAAACTTTACGGTTGACTTCAAGGAAGTTGGCAAAAGCTTTACCCTGAATAAGGAGGTATGGGCCAAGGCTGTAACGGATGCCATCCGCAATAACAATGACCCAGCCATCGTGGTTGTCCTTGGGGACTCAGGAATCAAGACAAGATTAGCTGTAATAGAGCTATCCCTCCTTGACCAGATCCTGTCTGATGGTGTATAATAGAAATTACAATATTAAAGGATATTTCAATGGAACAACAACAAACAACAATTGATATGGTCAACGGCTTAACAGAGATAGCAGAGTATATGAATGACGAGGAGCTGACCACAGCCCTCACCTTTATTGCTAAGGTTATAATTAAGCCAGACATTCCTCTAAATGTTGCCACAGTAGAGATCGTTAGACTCCAGGCCATTGCCGCTAAAATGGCATTCAAAGCAACCTGGCTGGTTAACGTAGACAAGGGAAACAGGGAGAAGAAGAATATTTACTTCACTGCACACGAGGCCATTACTGACCTTGTATCTGCACTAAAGTATATTGTTCGATAATATTATGGCAAAAAGTTTATTGAAGCAGGTAATGCTTAAACCAGTTCAGAAAAAGATTGATTCATTTCTGGACCCAGACGAACTAATCGAAAAGATTAATTCTGGATACACTATTAACCGTGTACCAAAGTTTACACAGAAAAAGACCTTTGCACCTTCAACGATTGCATTCTCTCACGGAGAGTGTCCTCGTTACTGGTACCTAGCTTTTACTGGTGGCGTATTTGAGGATAACGCAGATGCCTATGGCGGTGCGAATATGACTGCAGGTACAAAGTCACACGAAAGAATCCAGGAAGCAATGGGCAACGTTCCAAACTTCCTAGTAGATTCAGAATTTAAGATCACCTATAATGATCCTCCTATCTTTGGTTATGGCGACGTAATGCTTAACTGGGGAGACGAAGAGCTTCTAGGCGAAATTAAGACTATGCCAAACGATGGGTTTGAGTATAGAAAAGCATCAGGTAAGCCAAAGACTGGCCACCTAATTCAGTTGCTTATCTATATGAAGATTCTTGGTAAGTCAAAGGCAGTTCTTATATATGAGAATAAGAATAATCACGACTTGTTGATTCTGCCAATTGAAGTAACTCCTGGTAGTTACTATGTACAGTGGGTAAACCGTGCGTTTGAGTGGATGCGTGAAGTTCGTAAAGCTTGGGAAGACAAGACTCTTCCTACAAAGAACTATCGCTCTAACTCAAAGATCTGCAAGACCTGTCCTTTGAGGGCAGTCTGTGATCAAGCAGGCGAGGGACAGATTAAGATTAAGTCTCTGGAGCCAATCGATGAAGCATTGTCAATGGTGTGACGCACAGTTCACAACAAAAATTTCATATCAAATCTATTGCTCTTCTGAATGTAGAGAAGCAGCAACAAGAGAGAAGATAGCCGAGCGTTATGCTATTGCTAGAAGAAACCGTAGACACGGAAAAGTACGAAAGTGCAAGGGATGCGGTTCAGCGTTGTCAGTCTATAATGACGAACAGCTATGTATGAAGTGCTCAGTCAATCCTAACGAAGTCTCAAAAGCTTTGAAAGATATTAAAGGATTTATGAATGGTAAATCTATCACAGATTAATCAGGCACCTTCAAGGGTTTGCTCTATTGACGCAAGCACTAATAGCCTAGCCTTCGCTATCTTCTCTGATAAGAAGTTGGTATCATTCGGCAAGATAAACTTTGCTGGAAGGAATACATTCCAGAAGGTTGGAGATGCTGCAAGAAAGACCAAGGCAGTATTTGAGAACTTCGATATTGATGCCATTGTTATTGAACACGCAGTATATATGAATAGCCCAAAGACTATGGCAGACCTGGCAATGGTCCAGGGGGCCTTGCTGGGGGCAGCTATGGATACAGGAATCAAGATTGTTGGATCAATCAATCCTATTACATGGCAGACATATCTTGGAAATGGAAAGCTTACCAAAGATGAGAAAGCTGCCATTGTTAAAGATAACCCAGGAAAGTCTGTTGCTTGGTATAAGTCTAAAGAACGAGACTTCCGCAAGCAAAGAACGATAAATATTCTAAACATTAATTACGACATTGAGGTGTCCGATCACGACGTGGCAGATGCCATTGGTATTGGGCATTACTCAATAAACAATTGGACAAAGGTTGGTGCTTGACATTATGGCTGCTAAGCTTTATACTAATGAGATGTGGTTAAAGAAAAGATTCCACATGGATAAAAAGTCCCCAGAAGATATTGCCAAAGAGTGTGGGGTAAGCGTAGAGACTATCTATGTTTATCTTGCAAAGTTTGGACTAAGGAAGTCAAGAAGATAATGGCTCGTAAAAAGAATGTAGCAACCGTACTACAGACAAAGTTCCACCGTGAATCAAGTGTTGAGGTTGGTGGCTTTATAATTAACGCTGGAGATATCATCAAGATACAGGGTGAGTACGGAGTTAAGTTTAAGTTTAATGCACTAGTCACTAACACTGAGACTGGTGTAAAGTGGGTAGACTGCCTCCAGCTAGACCGTGGGGTAGCCTGTGGATGGAGATCATTCTATCCAGATCGCATTAAGCGTATCCCAATCAGAGGAAAGAGAGCAAAGCGTGTCAACTGAAGACCAGCTAGTAGAACACCTTGACCAAGTAAACAAGGTTGTTGAAAAGTATCTTTCAGGGTCTGATGCTACTCAGATTTCTAAAGAACTTATTATGCCACGACAAAAGGTTGTTGCATATATTAATGAGTGGAGAGCTATGGCAGCAGACAATGCTGCTATCCGTGCTCGTGCCAAAGAGGCCCTTGTTGGTGCAGACACTCACTACAGCCTGCTAATTGGCAAGGCATACGAAGTGATTGATGAAGCAACAACTGTGGCAAACCTACAGGCAAAGACTGCAGGAATCAAGCTAGTAATGGACCTAGAGTCTAAGCGTATCGATATGCTACAGAAGGCAGGACTCCTAGAGAACAAGGAGCTTGCAGAAGAGATGCTTGAGATTGAGGCAAGACAGGATGTGCTTGTTAGTATTCTTAAGGATATTGCATCAGAATACCCACAGATTCGTGACGAGATTATGCGTAGACTGTCTACCATAGCCAAAGACAAAGAAGTAATCACGGTGGTTAACAACGATGTTTGATGATTTCTTTAATGCCCTCAAGTCTGAAAACTTTGCAGAGATTCCTGTAGATGCTAAGACGTTCGTTGAGGGCCAACAGTATCTAAACCAGCCACCACTGTCAGACATTCAGTACGACATCGTAGAGGCAATGAGCCAGATCTATAAGCTGGAAGATCTGATAGACTTAATGGGTGAAGAAGAGGGTAGACGATACTATAAGAAGTACACCAAGAACGAGGTTATCCTCCAGCTTGGCAAGGGGTCTGGAAAAGACTTTACTTCTACCGTTGCGTGTTCTTACATCGTATACAAGCTACTATGTCTTAAAGATCCTGCAAGATATTTTGGTAAGCCTAGCGGTGACGCTATTGACATTATTAACGTGGCTATTAACGCCCAGCAGGCCAAGAACGTTTTCTTTAAAGGGTTCAAAACAAAAATTGAGAAATCGGAATGGTTTGCTGGTAAGTTCAATCCTAAAGCAGAAAGCATTGAGTTTGATCACTCAATCACCGTCTACTCTGGACACTCTGAGCGAGAATCACACGAAGGCCTTAACCTTATCCTTGCGGTACTTGACGAGATCTCTGGATTTGCTCAAGAGATTGGAACAGGAAATGATCAAGGTAAGACTGCAGATAATATCTACAAAGCTTTCCGTGCGTCAGTAGATTCTCGTTTCCCAGACCTTGGCAAGGTAGCACTACTATCTTTCCCTCGTTACCCAGGAGACTTTATCTCCACTAGGTACGATGCAGTTATTGCAGACAAAGAAGTCGTTACAAAGCATCACAAGTTTATTATGAATGAAGAGTTGCCAGAAGACGCAGAGGGCAATTCTCTGGAGATTGAATGGGAAGAAGACACAATCTTGTCATACAAGTTTCCAGGAATGTTCGCATTGAAGCGTCCAACCTGGGTTGTGAACCCTACTCGTAAGATTGATGACTTCAAGGTTTCGTTCTACACTGACCTTGGAGATGCTATGCAGCGTTTTGCTTGTGTCCCTACCTTTGCTTCAGATGCTTTCTTTAAGCAGCAGGAGAAGGTACGTGCCTGTATGACTATCCGTAATCCTATAGATAGTGCAAAGAGATTCGATGAAACTTTTGTTCCAGATCCAAACAAGAAGTACTACGTCCATGCTGACCTTGCACAGCGTCACGACAAGTGTGCTGTAGCTATTGCCCACGTAGAAAAGTGGGTATCAGTGCAGGTAATGAGGGACTACGAGCAGGTAGTTCCAGT